GAAACGCCCGAAATGACATCTAACATCGTCATCGCTTACCATCAGGACGGAATACAAATTGCTTTTGGTCCATGCGTTCGCATTTGTCACAATCAATGTATTTTAAACAAAGAGCGCATCACGCAAAATTTTGGAAGTGACAAAGTTTCAAACGATGAAATGTTTCAAAGTGTGGAAAATTGGATGGCTGACTTTTTCAATTTCAGAGAAACAGATTTTCGCATACTTCAGAAGATGAAAGAAATCAGATGCACACAAAATGACGTTTACCAACTTATTGGATTACTGACATCGTTAAGAGTGGCGCACGACAGCGACATCGCAGAACTTCGACAGGGTGTGAACTGCTACCCATTGACACAGTCGCAAATTTCGCAGTTTACAGAAGATTATTTGGAGAAAGCAATCGACACGCCAATAATGAATCTTTGGGATGTTTACAACATAGCGACCGAATTGTACAAGCCAGGCAAAACGGACATTCCAAACCTGATACCTCAAAATTTGGCTTTAATGGAAGTATTAACCGACCGTTACAGTTTATAATATGGAAAAACTTCTAACAGTGTGCAGGGCTGCACAAGGGAACAAATACACAAACGCCATAAACATCAAAGGGGAGTATTTGAAAAAGTACGGTTTTGAGCAGGGCGATTTTGTGAAAGTGAGCGTAACAAAGAACAAAATCACGATTGAAAAAAATGTTGATACAGGGCTTTTGACTTGTATGGGAACGAAAAACCCCGCATTATTGCAAATGATTGAGGGGTTAAGTTTGACGCTGTAAGTGCCTGAAAAGGGCTGAAAATAGGCTTCTCGCTTCTTATTTGAAGGGGTGAAAAGCCGTTTTCGGACTACTTTTGTCCCGCCAAAAGTAGCAAAAGGCGGAAAACACCCGCGAGGGGCAGAGATGAAAAAATACTTTTGTGTGCTAAGTGCATCTGGTTGTGAAGCCCGGTGCACTTTTTTTGTCCTTTAATGCCCTATATCCAATAAGTATTTTTGAACTTGAAATTGAAAGACAATGGAAAAGCTGATTAAACAGTCTAAAATTTGGGAACTGATGGAGCTGAAGGAAAAAGGGAAACCGAAACCGTTCAGTTTTCAGTATGGGAAAAAGAATGGTGAACTGGTGACGTATGAAAATGCCACTTTCTCAAGCATTCACTCCAAAGGATCGACCGTGAATATCATGCTTCAGGGCGAACAGAAACCAAAATCTTTCAGAAGAATATGCATCACCAGGTTCAACGAATTTAAAGTTTACATATAATGAGTAAAAAAGTAGGTTCAGAAGTTTTTGACTTTGAAACCACGGCTTATCTGGCCGGTGGCAAAGCAGCAGTATTTTTCACGGACTCAAAAGAAATGGTGGGTAATACCAACACACCCACCGCAGACTTGACTCCGACCAATATGAAAAGCACGCAAATAAAATTTGTAAAGCGTGGAACTACCAATAAGCAACCGGTGGAAGTAATGGATAAAATCTATGCTAATTCCACACTGGGAGCAAACATTCAGTTTAATTCCATGATGGCGTATGGCGATGGTATTATGGTGGTAAAAAAAGAACGTGATCCGGTAACCAAAGAAATTAAAATTGTGGAACAATTGCCAAGCGAACAGAAAGAAATCTTTCAGTTCCTGGATGACAACAATTACAGTTATGCTACTCAGGAATGGGCAAACGATATTATTTGCATGTACGAAGCCTATTGCGAATTGATTTTCCCACGCGATAAAAGCAATAAAATTGTAGAAATTAATCATGTAGAATCGGTAAATAGCCGTATTTCATTGGCAAACATTGAAACCGGAGCTATTGAATACCACGGTTACTCCACCAAATGGCACGAAGCCAGTCAGCCCGACCTGAAAGCCACTCCTCTACTCGACCGTAAAAATCCACTTCGCGACTTGAAAGTGCGGCGTGGAATTACGCTCAATATGGCAGGAAAAACTGAATCACCAAAAGACTTTAGTTACATTGTTCAAATGATGCAACCAACACCGGGACGTTACTATAACGGTAAACCCTATTGGTGGGCAATTTTCGAAGCCGGTTGGTACGATTTTGCCTGTGCTATTCCCAAGTTCAAAAAAGCATTGCTTCAGAACCAAATGAGCATTAAATACCATGTTACCATTCACAAGGATTTTTGGATAAAACTTTTCAAATCGGAAGGTATTCCTGATACCGATCTTAAAGCACGGTTGGCACGTCGTAAAAAGTTTCTGAAAGATATGAACGATTTTCTATCGGGTGAAGAAAATGCCGGTAAATCGTTTGTTTCTGAGTTTGATTACGACCGTATCAAAGGATTTGAAACGCAGGACATAATCATTAAAGATATTCCCGGAACGCTAAAAGGCGGTGAATACCTCAAAGACTCGGAAGAAGTAACCAACATGATATGTTATGCCATGGGAATCCATCCTTCCATTATCGGAGCTTCAGGAAATTCCGGGAGCATAAACGGAACGGAAGCACGAGAACTGTTTATCATTAAGCAAGCCATGATGAAACCTATCCGTGATTTACTCACGCTTCCACTTTATATCGTGAAAGAAATAAACAAATGGGATCCGGATGTTCATTTCGTGGTACCAAACATTATGCTTACTACTGTGGACAATGGAACCGGTGCAATTAAATCAGTTGGAAATCAAAAAATGCCATAACTATGAGCGCAATTATAACCACAATAGATCAACTTCGGAAAACAGTAAGTATTAATGCTTCAATTCCTTTCGAACGGGTTGAACCGTTTCTTCAGACGGCTCGGGATATTTTTTTAGTTCGGTACCTGGGCGCAGAATTGGTTGAAGTGCTGGAAGCAAATGAAGTTCCAGAACGTGCAACAAAATTACTTACGTTGACACAATCGGCACTTGGACCATTGGCAATTTGGCTTGGTAATGCTGAATTATCTGTTCGGTTTGGCGATAAAGGATTTACAGTCGAATCTAAACAAGGTGAATCGGTAGCAGCTTCAGACACCAAAATTGGAAAAGTAGAAGAAAGCCTGGAACGAAGAGGATTTCAGTATTTAGATCAGGTACTGGAATACTTAGAAGCAAATGCTTCTGATTTTCCAGAATGGACTGAAAGTCGATATTATACGCTCCGTGGTGGAAATTATATTCAATCAACCACGCAGTTTCAAGAAATTGGATTGGTGGATATTAATTACAGTCGGTTGACTTTCGAAAGTTTACGGCCTGTAATGAGCATGATAGAAATGCGCTTTATCACCGAATTACTCGGAGATACGCTTGATAGAACTTTACGGACAAAATTAAACACAGATCAATCAGCTGCTGAAAAATCGCTCATTGATTCCGTTCGTAGATTTGTGGCTTGCAAGACAGCGGAGCTTCACACAAGCCAGGCGAGTAAACTGAACCGTACCGGATCAGGAACACCGGAGTACAAACCGCTTATCCGTCCACTTTATTCCGATCCTCAAAATGAGGGGAATTTCTTTGCCGACCAAGCCGTTTTTTACTATAATAAAGTACAGCAAACTTTGAATAAGTACGCTGTGGAGTTTGGTATTGAGCCGATAAATTCGGCTATGGATTTCAATTCGGCTGATATGAAAATTTTTAATTCATTTGGATAATGAAAACACTTCATATCGGTGATTATACGTTTTCGCTTCCTGCAAAAATGGACGAAATGACGAAAAATCAACTTATAAGTTTATCGCAGTTGGTTGGTACTGAACTACCAGTTCAGGAAATTAAAGTGAAGATGCTGTTTATTTGCCTGGGCGCTGTGGTAAAGCGCATGAAGAACCCTGGTTACTTCCGCATAAAAATTGATAAGAATGTATTTGCCATTACGGCCGAAGATGTAACCAATGCTGCCAGTGCTTTCGATTACCTGTTTACCGAACCCGATAAAGATGGACGTTGTTTTTTGGATAACCGTTTAACAGTAAATCATTATCCTGAAATCAAAATCCGTTGCCGTAAGTTTTACGGACCAAAAACCGGAATGACCGATTTGATTTACAACCAATATATTTACCTGCAGACGTATGACGTTATGAAGGAAAAAAAACCTGAAGCCATTTATGCATGGCTGGGTTGTATGTTCCGCAGGGATAAGGCAGCATTTAACCCGGATGATCTGAATCTGGAATATATGAAACGCCTTAAGCCGGAAGTGGTAGTATTGACTATTTGGTTTTGGATAGGAAGTTGCCGGTTTATTGCCGATAAGTTTGAAAGAATTTTCAGTGGTGGCGAAGCTGCCACCGGTAATCCGTATGACGGCCAACAGAAATTGCTCGACTATATTGCCAAAGCCGATCCCGAAAAGAAACGTGCTTACAAACAAGATATGTTATATAACATACTTTTTTCACTCGACTATATGCTGGAGCAGGAAGAAAAAGAGACCACTACTGCCTAAATACTTGTTTTTTTTGAGATTGAACTATTTTTTTAAGGTTGATGATAGTTCTGGGCTGTGAAGTTCGGAACTATTTTTTTTTATATCTTTGTTGCATCATGTTACCACTTCGAAAAAGACTATTATATAATCTTATAGCCGGTATAATTATACTGGTACTGTTTTCTATTATCTATTTATTATCAACCCTTTAAAAATTTATGTTTATGAAAAAAGTTTTATTGTTGGCTGTAATGGCTATCTTTTGTTTAATTAGTTGTGAAAAAGAGGATATTGATAAACCTAGCACTTTACCAAGTCTAAATGGAGAATATGAATACAAATATTATACTTCTTGGGAAAATGGATTGTATGAAGATAGTAGGTATATATCTTGGAGATTTGACAATACGCGTAAAGTTTGGTGTTATTGGAATTATTGGAGTTATACCAACAGTGGCTGGAGTAATGCTTTAAAAAAAGGTGATGGAGATTATTTTGAATGGAGAGTTGAAAACAACTTATTTTATAAAAAAAATGCAGATAACCAATATTCTACTTGGGAAACTTCAAGCTTTCAATATATAAATGAAAATAGTTTTGTATTGGATGGTATTACTTATAAAAAAATAAGATAATTGAAAATAAATTGATTTTTATTTGGTAGATATAAATATTATTCTCACTTTTGCAACGCAAACACAATAACAAGGGACATTGTCCCAGCTAACGAGCTGGTTTTTTTATGTCCAAAAATTTTTAAAAATATAGCGATGCTATATCTCGGGCCGTGTAAGAACGGCGATCATCCCTTGGGTTGTGTTTGCAGCGAGATATTGGCATCGCTTTTTTTTATGCCATATAATTTAAATGCAAACACAACCAAAATGGAAACAAAAACAGCTATCCGCAGGCATCGCCTGCAAAAGCCGGTAAAGCAAACTCCGGTAGAAGTAACCAAAATTTCCGACAGTAAAGAAGTAATCGATCTGATTAATCATTTTATGTGCGAAGCCCGCAAGGAACTTCGCAAACGCGAACGGCTTACCGTAAAAGGCATGCTGCACAAACATGATTGTGAAAGA